ATGGCTTTTCGTTTGTACAGCAACGATCTGCAGGACGGCGGCAAACTGCCGCAGCAGCAGGTTTTCAACGGCATGGGCTATCACGGCGATAACCTGTCACCGCACCTGGCCTGGGACGGCGTGCCGGCCGGCACCAAGAGCTTCGTGATCGCCGTTTACGATCCCGATGCCCCGACCGGCTCCGGCTGGTGGCACTGGATCGTGGCCAACATTCCCGCCGACGTGCGCGAGCTGCCGCAGGGCGCGGGCTCCGGCAAAGCGCCGCTGCCCGCCGGCGCACTGCAGACCCGCACCGACTTCGGCTCAGCCGGCTACGGCGGTGCAGCGCCGCCAGAGGGCGAAAGCCACCGCTACCAGTTCACCGTGCATGCGCTGGACGTGGAGCGTATCGAGGTGGATGAGGGCTCCAGCGGCGCGCTGGTGGGCTTCAACGTCCATTTCCACAGCCTCGGCAGTGCCACGCTGACGGTGACGTTCAACTGATCCCCCGCCAATAAAAAAGCGCGGTTCAACCGAACCGCGCTTTTTCCATACTCGTCTGACCGCCGAATTACTTCGCCAGCACGCTCACCCACATCGGGCCTTTGCCCACCGGATAACGCGCCAGCGTGGTCAGCTTACCGCTGGCCTGGTCAATTTCATGCACCGCGATGTGATCGGATTTCTGGCCGGACGAAATCACGAAACGGCCGCTGTGATCGATGTTGAAACCGCGCGGCTGCGCTTCGGTCGGATGATAGCCGACCACGCGCAGCGTGCCGCCGTCTGCGGAAACGCTGAAGATGGTCAGAATGCTGGCGGTGCGGTCGCTGGTGTACAGGAAGCGGCCGTTCGGCGTGATATGGATGTCCGCCGCCCAGCGGGTGCCGTCGAAGTCGGCCGGCATAATGTCCAGCGTCTGCGTGACGGTGTATTTGCCGCCGTTTTCCGAGATGGCCAGCACGTCCACCGTGCCGTCCAGCTCATTGACGCAGTAGGCGAACTGGTCGTTGTGGTGGAACGCCATATGACGCGGCCCGGCGCCGGCGGCGGTCGCCACCGCTTCCTGCGCGTGCGGCGTCAGCTGGCCCGCCAGGCTCAGGTTGAACAGGCGGATGCGGTCTTCTTTCAGGCAAGGCACCAGCACCAGCTGGTTGGTCGGATCGATGTTCGCCGAGTGCGGCGCGGTCAGGCCGTCGATCTGCTGAATAGGCGCCGTCACCACGCCGTCGTGGCCGATCGGGCTGATGCTGGCGCAGTTGCCGCTGTAGGAGGCGGAGAACAGGTAACGCCCCTGCAAATCGGTGGAGATATGGGTCGGGCTGCCCGGCAGCGGCGCCATGCCGGCCTGCTGCAGCGTGCCGTCCGCCTCGATGCGGTAGCTGACGATGCCGAACGCCGGACGCACGCCGACGTACAGGTGGGTCTTGTCCGGATGAAGGGTCATCGGCTGCACCTGGCCCGGCACGTCAACGGTTTGCAGCAGCGCCAGCGCGCCGGCGTCGTCCAACTGCCAAACGTGGATCTGCTGGCTCTCCGGGCTGGCGACATAAACGATTTGCTTCATGTGTTCTCCTTGCAAAGGGTAAAAGAGGAACCGGTTTCAGGCCGTTCGATTGCCCCTAGCTTACCGCACATCCGTCGCATGGCAACCCCGCTTAGCACCGGAAGCTCACGCGGTTTTCTCCGTTGGCTATCCGGTGTACCATCGGAAACATAACTGTATGTAATTACAGTTATTTCATATAAAAACCAATAACATCAAAGCATAACACCCTAATAAAATTGCATTATTTTAATGCATTCTAATCAGCTTTAATGTATTTTCCACTCATCAGCACCCCTAACAGCACCCCTCAAAACGCACCGAATGGTTTAACTATGGCCTATTACAGCATCGAAAAAAGAACCAAAGCAGATGGCACTGTACGGTATCGCTGCACTGTTGGTGTCCGGGAAAAAGGCGTCTATCTTTTCCGTGAAAATAGAACGTTTAGCAAACAGGCGCTGGCAAAGACATGGGGCATTAACCGGGTTGCTGAGTTGGAAAAAAACGGCATTCCAAACTCTAATGACACCGACCGGATAACTGTGGCCGAACTCATACAAAAATATCTTGATGATCCAGAAACAGGTGGAAAGGCGGGAAAAGATAAATCCTCTACTCTGCGAATGTTGCTGACCGCAGAGTTTAGCTTCTTAGCGCTATCAAAGCTGCAGGCCAATGACATCATTGATCACTGCAGACGAAGGGTTGCTAACGGCGCCAGTCCATCGACCGTCTCTCATGACTTGAGTTATCTTGGCACGGTATTGAAAGCCGCAAAGCCTATATACGGCATCAGCTACACCGCTAATCCGATCGATGAAGCAAAGCCACTTCTGGCTAAAATGCGCCTAATCTCTAAATCGAATAGGCGAACTAGACGCCCTGACGAAAACGAGATAGACGTTATCGTTGCTGCCTTGCAAGAGCGGCAAAACCATCCCCGCTCCAGGATACCATTTGTCGATATTTTCAATTTTTCTATTCTTTCGTGCATGCGAGTCGGTGAGGTTTGCCGCATAGAATGGAGTGATATTGATTATGTTCAGAAATCAGTTCTTGTAAGGGATAGAAAGGATCCGAGGAAGAAAGCAGGAAACCACATGAGTGTTCCACTTCTTGGTGAGGCGTGGGAGATCGTCATGCGCCAAGAGAGGGTTTCAAAATACATTTTCCCCTATAACTCAAAGTCTATATCAGCAGCATTCATCAAGGTTAGAGAGAAGACAGGGATCGATGATCTGCACTATCACGATCTTAAACGGGAGGGAGCAAGTAGGTTGTTTGAGGCTGGATTTAGTATCGAAGAGGTGGCCCAAGTAACTGGACATAAAAACTTAAATACATTGTGGCAAGTTTATACCGAGCTATATCCGAAATCGCTTCATGAAAAATTTGATCTTCTTAAGAAATCAAAGGGCAAATAATGGGCAGCATAATCCTCGCCGGCCGGCAGATCTTCATTCTCAACGAAAACGACAGATACCCAGAACCGCAGCAAAACAGTCCCCCAATGTTCGCGATCCGCGAGGACGAAGAAGGCCAACACTGGCTTTATGTTTGGCATAAAGGGCGCTGGCCGCTCGTCTCGGAAACGCCATTCGAAACAGAGGGAAAAGCCGTTGATGCGGCTCTCGCATTCGACTTTGCCGCGCTGTACAAATAGCCGGGTTCCCTCCCGGCCTTTGCTTTAATCCCAACAATCCTCGTTCAGCGCCACCTCTGCAAACCCAGCGGCTAGCACCTGCTTTTGCTCATCAGTAAAGCTTTGCCATATTTGCTGAACTGCGCTTGAGACATAATTATGCCAGTGATGAGGCTGGCTACCGTCCTGATTCCATTTCGGATTTTGCCAATCTTGTGGGATCATCCAATCTTCAACCATAGTTACATCCCCAGGCGTGAAGCCAATACCGCATCAGACTCATCGGCAGTGTGCAGGAACAACACATCTTTGAAAGCACCATAGCATGCGCCTACACCACTGGCGCCCTGCGAACCGCCGATCAACAACGGAGCAGTGAAACTGCTCAGATCTGCAAGCTTACCGGTAGCTGCCACAGAGGAAGTTACCGACAGCTTTCCTTTCTCATAGCCTTCAATGACACCAGACGCGACTTTAAAAAGTCCTGCCGATGGCACATAGTCAGCATAGATAGATGTCGCAGCACCTACCGCGCCGCCAGTACCAGCTGGCCAGGCACTATCACGCGTACCATATCGCCAGGATTCAGTTATGGCGTTGTTGTTCGTGATCATTGTCCGCAGATATGCCAGCGGCAGATTATTGATATTGTACCCAAGCTGAATACCGTTGTTGTCAGCACGGTACAGATCGCTCATGCGGCCAGCGATAAGGTACGCGGCCCCCTTTTGAATAACCTGGTTTGCGCGGCTCTTTAAGAACCAGCCACCGCCGGAGGTAATCTGAATAATAACCGCGCGCGCGGTAGCATCATACGTCATTGGCAACGGCGGAGTGCCCTGGGAACCTGCAATCAAATCACCGTCAACACCAAGCAGGTTGTAAATGGTCTGGACGTTTCCTGAACCATCCGCCTTTAGCCCGAATGCCGGAGCAGCACATACCGTCGCTCGGTCATACATGCCATTGTTCAGTAAAAATGAAAACCGCGCCAGGCAACCAGACTCGTCCGGGATAGTGCCTCCGTCTGCCACTACCCGCGCTTTATAGGCATTAAAGAGCGCCTGCGGGTCAAGGATTGATGCCGACAAGTTGAGAGCGGCACGAAAACCCGCATAGGCTTTGCCAGTATTGATAGCTGCTGTCATTTAAAATGCTCCATTCAGTGGTAGGCGGTCGAGGCATGCCCAGTTATATAGCGGAAAGGGTTGGTTATTCTTAGTGATCCAGCGTGATGTTTGAGTTGAGCTATCACGCAGGCAAACCAGTGGATAGACAAAGTCTTGGGTTGCTGGAACAGTGTTAGTGAATCCAATCAATAAGTGATCTGTAACTGCTGGGGATTGATTGAGATTAAGCCGGATAGTATTTGGTGCGATAACTACTACCGACTGAACCTCAGCAGAGGCATCTTGCAACGAGAAGCCTTGCCCTGGGCAATCAGCAATTGTTGTTGTATCAACTACCAGCGGCGGGTATGGGACATCGAACACGATGTCGATAGTGCTACCATTCACTGATAATGAGCGAGCTTTGAGCCCCGTCCAGGTGCCTTTTTTTGCTGGGTCATACAGATGCCAGTAGATAGCCTGTGCGGCATATTCGCCTTGCAGCACTTTACCGGCGGCATTCAGATGGCTAAGCGTTGCATCGTTATAGAGCCAGTTAAGCGGGTATTTGGGGCCATACATGATGGCTTTTGCCGCGTTCTGACGCACATAAGTTAACTGGTCGGTGGCGGTGACAGAGTACGGCTGTACAATCACAGGCTCGCCAATTGGGTTGCCTTGATCGTCTACCTGCTGATTTTTGGTGTTGATGCGACTGCCGACCTGACCCACTACCTCTGCAAAATTATCGGCCTGGCCGGTAATCGCTTTGAAGTCAACTTGCAAGCCCGAGAAATAAGGCGTCATTTTCGCGAGATAGTCACCAGGATTTTGGGAACTGCCATTGTCGTTATCCGTCTCTCCATGCTCAAACGTCATGAATTTGAACGTGTAGCGCTTCCCTACTCCGTCGGCTGCATTTTTCCCAAGCTGCACGAAGTCCAGCGAGTTTTGATAAGGGATTGTCCCTTTGCTTATCTCAGCAAAAGAGCGACCGCCGGCCGCAAATGGGGCATGAATAAAGACCTGGTTGCCGGGATTCTGATGGAGAATCGCATAATACATCGGCAACACGTTACCCTGGCGCCATCCTGCAGCCGGATACTGTGCATCGTTAAGCGTAGATAGGTCTGACTCACTCACAGGATCCATGCCGCCGCCTTCCGGCCTTCCATTTGCCCCCGCGAGTACTCGACCACGAAAAGCCGGATCACGATTGACAATATTAATGCCGGCGCCATCTTTTGGCGTGTTCAGTGACTGGCCGCCCGAACCACCGCCATGCACCTCGTTGGCATCGATCGGCATTTCTCGAATGGATGGCTCGTACTTAACCCCGCTCCCGTCAGTTGCTTCACCTCCAGGAACATAACTGAAAATAAATCCAGTAGATGTTAGTTTTTGAGCGGTGAGAACTGGCCTCTCTGACCACACAACATTTCCTCGCCATGCCGCCGCCGGGATGCCGTTATCGGTTTTTATCGTTGCCAAGGACTCGCCCAAATTATCTTGGAGTGGGCCATCAACACCTGGAATATAGAAACCGCCATCATCATCAATAGCGAGCAGTGCTGAAGTTAAATCCTCTGCCAAAACAACATATTGAAATCCCACAATACGACGGGAAAATGTTGATGAACAAAGCGAGGAAACACGATCCTGAAGTGCATCGTCCATCCCGACAATGTTCATAGCACCATCATCGTCAATTGTGATAAGCCCGAGTTTTCCTGATTTATCCACCAGCGCCCATTGAAGCCCTTTATATCTGTTCGCTAATGATGTCGGGATCAACTGCTCAACATATTCCTGTATCCCACGAACAAGACCGGCGAGCCACAATTCTCCATTATCGTCTACACCAAGAAGCGTTTCCGATGGGCCGTTTTTCGATTCCAACGAAAACTGCCACCCTTTAGAGGTGTAGTTTTTAAGCATCGATGTGATGTTTTTAAGTTGCGAAATATCGGCCAGGTTTGCCAACGCCTGTTGGTAAACCATTTGCACGAATTGCTCACTTGATATTTTCACACCAGTTGGTGTAATTACACCGCCAACGTTTTGATATTTTTCAGCTACAGCACCCTCGTCATCAGACCAGATAAAGAAGAACGCACCATCCGGTATTTCTCCAGAAGAAATTGCAGCGGTTGCCTGATCTTGGGTGTACGTCTTTCCAAGAGGAGAAATATTCGCTTGCATTCCATCCCAGCTAAGACGCTCTCGCCCAAGGCGATCTGTCCATTTCTCTGACGTTCCGTTAATAGCACCATCAAAATTTTGAGCATTGTCATAGAGATCTCTTGGATCAGTTGAGCCCAATGCGTTTCCGGTGTTGTAAGTCGTCATTTTTGCCTCATAAAAGAGAAAACCCGCCGAAGCGGGTTCTTTAGCTATAGGTTAGTTAATTAGTATTTCCTGGATAGGTTGCGTCATCATATTGATAAAGCAGCGGAGTATATTGCAGGGCATTAATTTGGCACGTACCATCAGAACCAGGTTCAATTGAATCCATTATCGAATCGTATCCCACCCGAGAAGAAGAACAGAATACTATCCTTGGTGGTTCGACTGATGAATCATTCATTATCCATTCATCAATACGAATATCTCCGGTATTGCTGAGTGATAACGTGTAGTCATCAATGCGAGTTGGAACCAGCAATGGCGATGCCGAACCATCTTGAAACCGGATTAAGCATCGTGGGTTTTCAAATGACCAATCCAGGGGTTCACTAACTTGGATCCTTACCGTGTTAGCATCATGCTGTTCATCTACCACAAGGCAACTAATCGTTTTGCTTCCCGGAATATCATCGGTAAGAACGATGCGATCGCCGTAGTTATAGCAAAGAGCATCCATTTCTGTGCTGGTTGTATGCGTTAGCCGCTGATATCGATATTTCATCAGCCTGCGCATTCCTATACGGTAAGCCCTATCTGGATCCTTCACTCCATCAAGGGTGTAGTCCTCCACTTTCTGAGGCGTAGGGTTGTCGCTGAAACGGCATTGAACTGTTTCTTCAGCCCATGTAGTGGCGTTAATGTAGGTAACATCGACACCATCATAGTCATCTTGCGACAGCGCCTTGAAAGCTGTCTGGAGTTCCTCGGTTTGTTCCTGCGGGCTGATTACGCCGGACCAGTTTTTTACCCCCTCTCTGCCGGCAGACGCCAGCCCATCGCTCAGTAAAAAGTAACCCATACCTGCATTGGCGATCCGTTGCAGTACTTCCAGACCAGAGGTGTTATCACTGCCTGCTGACCAGTCAAAGGTTTCGCCTCGTGGCGTCCAGTAATTAGCCTCCAGTGCATTGATAGTGGCGAAGTCTATCTGGTTATCTGCATAGCCAAGGTCTTTCAATACGTGGCAGAACGCCCCGCTGATGCTTCTCGACGCATGCCCATCATAGAGCCTGGTTGCGACAAGATTAACGCGGCGGTCAGACTGAGCGGCCAAACGGTTCCCTGTTCGAATAGTTAGCGCGATCGTCGTCACATTGGGGTAACTGGTCTTGCGAGCAGAAAGTTTAGCGCGCATTGCTTGCCACTGGACGGAGTCTCGAGTAGTACCACCCCATACTGGCGTATCTCGCTTAATCCGTACTTCATAATTTCCGGGAGTAGGAAACGTGATAGCCTCAGTGTAACCAACCTCATTAACCGTGTTATTTCCATGCTTTATTTGTACGCTGATCCAGTCATCAGAACCTGACAAACGATATTGAACGGTCATCGCTACGTCATGCCAATGAATGGCTCCGTCTTTACTTCCCACATCGCACAACCCCTGTGGATAGACGAAATTTAGCTCTATTTGATTCGTTGTTTCATTTTCTGGACAGCAAAGGAAAGGCCCCATCCAGTCATAGGAATCACTCAATCCAGTAACTGTAAAATCCAACAACGTGCGCCCGGTAAACCCAGGCCAAGAGGGATCTACCGTTGTTGAGCCATCTGAATTTTCAATTAGTCTCTCAACGCTGATGGTTTGCCCATCAATGTTAGTTATACGATAGCGATATCCTCGTAGGCCAAAGGCTATACGTTGGGATCCGTTTGGAAGTCCAATGAATGGATCACCAGTCACGCCCCCCCATGATAAAGCAATGTGCTCCATAACAGCGGGGGTTCCGCCTGTTGATGCCGTACCGGCAACAATAACAGGATCGCTACCAAACAAAACTGAAGGAAGTACGCTGAAACCAATACTGTTTCCACTGAATGGGCTTTCCTTTTCCCTAATCACTACCTTCGTATCTATCCCTACAACTTCCAGCCCTGAACCAGATAATTGATCATCCATCTCATCTGTGAGACCTGACATAGTTACGTAGTTAGCTGTCAAAGAAATGACATAGTTCACACCAGCCCATGTCAATGTAAATGAAAGTGGATTAGCGCTGAAGTCGTATGTTGTTGGTGATGCGGATGCGGTGATGCTGGCCGCGTTACCACCTACGCCTGGGACTGCAGGTGAGCCAGGATCATAAGCTGAAATGAAAAGGTCAATCCGAGTTCCATTCCATGTCATGGATACGGGAAGGCCTACTGACGGGTTGAGTTCAGCAAAATCTCCATAGATAACGTTACGACCAGCCTCGAGCGCTACCGTGAAGGTATCTGGCACCTGGATAGTAAGATCTGTTCCTACAACCCAAGAATCAGGAATTACCGCATCACCAGCATCATCCACGGCGCCAATTACTGTAACGTTGTTGCCAGATATGGTTAATGCATCTGCTGTGATGCTGACTGAATCAGGTCCTGTCGATGCAAGGTCAAGTCCAGCGGTGCCTGATGTCGTACCACCAACTTCAGTTGAAGCAAACCAATTTTCTGTTCGGTGGTCAGAAGCGACGCTAGCTCCCGGCGGATAAATCGTATAACTAACATCATCACCAAAACTGCTAACCGGCGTATTGCCGATCTTTATCGTCGTCTGATTTATTGCATGCGTGCCAACACCAACGCACAGAAACATATCTGTTCTGTAAATTTGTGGGTTACTGCTGTCGAACCTGCTTACCGGCTGTACCAGATAATCAGGATAAACGCGATCTCTTCCAAGAACTTCACGAATTGGATCGCCAAGTTTTGCTGTGTTGGCTTTTGCTGGCGATAAATCCAGAGAATCCCCGCCGCTGGCTGACCCCATCCCATCCTTGCTCATCTGAGACATCATGATCAGAGAATAAGCGGCAGAAGCTACAGCTACCGCTACTGCAGCCCAGGCAGCAATCTCTAAGCCAGTCCCATACGGAATTGGAAATATGCGCACATCCGTTTCAGCGCTGATATAACACAGTGGCCACTCTTCAGGGGGTATCCCCTTACCGTTAACCTCAACCGAGACAGGATGACGCATTACATTCTGATAACCATCCACGTTATCGACGAACCACTGGTGCAAGGTCATGGCTTTATGTTGATGAGTTTCAAGCGGTTCACCAGGCAGGCGAGAAGGATAAATTCTGATCACTGGTAATACTCCACTTTGATATACCGTCGCTCGAACCGTGCCAGAGGAAGGAAGGTTACGTTCGCTTTAGGATTGCATTCAGCAGCGTGAAGCACGCCGTTGATCATGACCACGATGGCGACGTGAGTAACCAGACTTCCTGAATAACAAACGATACCTGCGCCCTCGGAGGGGTTACATCTGGACAGTTCTTTCATCAGTTCTTTTGCAGCGCGATCGAGGCCGTGGTTATCCTTTGTTACCCCTGCAAAATCTGGCCAAGCTGGCATACCGATATCACGCCGGATCTCGTTAACAATTCCAAAGCAATCAAGTTTTGGATATGTGCGGCCACCCTTCAGCCAAGTGACTGAAAGGTATTTATCAGGTTCAAACATGGGATTTTCCTTACGAGAGATAGCGAAGCCCCGGATAGTCTGGAAGAGTAAACCTGCGGCGTGGCCACGCCGTATCAAGAACGTTCATGTAGCCCGCAGTAATCTGAACCTCTATTGAGGTCCAGTAGCCCGATTTAATTGTTAACGTAAACGGAGGAGAAGCCGGCGCCGTTAGATCAGTGGATAGGTAATGTCGATAGGTAAGCGTGCCGATTTCCTGATTGCCAAGAGCATCGCGGATTGCATTTGAAACTTTTCCATCGATGTTGCATATCGCAAATTTAAGATCTTGCGTGCCGTCAGCATTTCGAGCTGGTAAAGATAAGTCTATACCGCAAGCCGTAAATGTTGCCTGCACACCGCTTTCAAGCGTTGCGGTAATATCATCCCATCCACGCGTTAACCAATATGTGGTTCCACCGACAACGATCTGCAGAGTTTCGATAATGACTTCAGAACCAGACGATGCATAAAGTCGATTTAATACCGTCATGCTTCAGGCCACTCCCGATTAAGAGCAAGATCAATAATATCCTGACCGGCAATAAACTCTGGGAAATTACCCCAACCAGGTGGAACCAATGGGCGTTCCCAAAGTTCTAGCGTTGCACTGAACTGCCAATACTTGCCGCCAACTAACACAGGACCTTCATAGATATCAACAAAGCGACATACATAGGGCTTTATCCCTATCGGGGTGCGCAAAGTCATGTTGAACCATGAGGCCCCATCACTGATTGCATCGCGATACCAAGCCTCAAAAGCCTGCCCCTGAACGTCATTCATTAACCAGGATACAGGCGCCTGTGTTGGCGTTGAAGTGTACCGCCGCCTCTGGCGAGCTCTTCCTGATATCATCTGCGTTCTGAGCAACGGGCTGATGGCCTTAAGTCCATACCCATCCTGAAGCGGCAATGGCAGGTATTGATGCGGGTAATCGATATTGGATGTGATACCCATTAACCTGTTCTCCGTTTTGTTTGCCAACCCATGCCGACAGCCTTTCCAACATCACCACGGCCAGTTGCAATTTGGTAAGCGCTTTGCTCTAACGCCTCCTTAACTGCTGCTCTTTGGGTTTCTTTCAGCATCTGCAATGTCCTTGCATCAGGATCTCCATTCACTTGCGTATGAATTTCGATATTTGGTGCAACGCCACCTGTATTTGCATCCCGACTAACACGCTCCAAGGTTGCATCCAGTTTTGCGCTTGTCCCAGCAGTCGTTACCCTCTCGCCCTTTTGAAGCAACCAGGTACCCGTTTCAGGAACAGCATCAATACCATCATGGGCCATACCGGAAAGACCAGCTGCAGAAATAGCTGCTACCATCGGCTCAGTTATAGTTGCCGCTGTGGCCATAGCCGCCGGAGCCAACGCCGGGCCAACAATGGGTATTGCAGCCGTAGAGGCAAAAGCGGCAAGCTGGGCTTGTAGGGCTGTGGCCTGCGCATTGGCAACCATTGCAGGTATGGCTGCAGCCTGCGCCGTCTTTCCTACCAATAACTGAACACCCTGATAAACCAACCATTGAGCAGCCATATCAATCAATGCTTTTACAACCGACTGACCGAGATCCGAGAAAATACCCTTAATGGCATCGCCCATTGACTCTGTACCGCTGATGACATCATAGATATGATCAGATATAGAATCGGTGGCTGCCCCCAGGACTGATGTCATGGCATCTGCTGCCTGCTGATAGTAATCACTGGAACGATCAGCAAAATCTATCAGAGCATCAGAAATACCAGACGACCAATCATCCCGTTGCTCATCTGATTGCTTGTAATAGTCCTCTTGAATTTCAAGCCTTTCCTTCAGTGCATCCTGCAAAGCCTGAGTTTCTTTATCGTACAGTGATTTGGTTATGTCACCTGACTGGTATTGCTTCTGCAACTCTTGCTGCTGAGTGATAAAGTCTTGCTGAATCCCCAGCAATTCTTTCATTCGGCTGCGAGTTTTCTCCCCCATACCCGCGCCAACGATATCGGCATTCAAGGTTTGGCGATCATTATCATTTGATGATTTCAGGTTTGCTGCGAACGCCGCCACCTTTAGATTTTCTTCATTAGCTTTTTTTAACGCCTGAAGCTTATCCAACTCATCAGCTAACTGAATAAGACGCTTTTGCTGCTCAGCATTAATACCAACCAATTTACCACTGGCTAGGTCAAAGCGTAACTTTTCAGCTTCTGTGACTTCTGCAGTTTTTTTACCCGTGGTTTCTATCAGCGCTATCTGGCGCATGTAACTTAATTCTGTCGCCTTAAATGCTGACTCAAGTTTTTTTGCTCCAGCATCTGGCTTTAATTTTCCATTTGAACCACCAGGAGGAAGGCCATAATTACCTGCAACTACAGTTGCTAGTTGAGTAGGTAATTTTTGTCCAGCCATACTTTTTTCATGTAGCTTATCTTGTGTTAAGATAAGGTTACTTAACTCTTCATTCAGAGATTTTGCAGAATCATCATAACCGGTTATCCACCCTGCAATCGAAGTTCCTCCTGAATGCTTTGACAAATAATCCTGAAGATATTCAATCCTACCAGTGACCTGATCGAGATTATCTTTATCTATGTTTCCACCAAGTATCGAAACTCTATTGTTCTGAAACTTTAGCAACTCCCCAGCAGCTGCAGCTGTCTTTATAAACCAACCAGCTAATTCAGCTACGTTACTAACTAAATCAACTAACCCTTGCTGTATATTTGGATCGGTTAATACAACCCTAATTTTATCAAGAGAGTCCTGAAGTGGTGACAAATCAACTCTAGCGAGTCCGGTAGCTATTTCAATCTTTAAGCCTTTTACCTGACTCTCCATATCTTGAAATAAATCATTAACCTTAACCAAGTCATCTATGGATGCAGGGTCAGGGGCAACTCCATAATCTTTAGCAAGCTGAATGAAATTCTTTAATTTTTCATTATTATTATCAAATAGAGGAAGGAGTTTTGATAGGTCATTACCAATACTTTCAAGTATATTTATTTTCGCTGAGTTAGTGTTTATCTTGCCTAATGCATCACCTATGGCAAGAAGTTGCTTATCTGGAGAAACTTTTGATAATTTATCAGCAGATAGACCAAGTGCATCCAATGCATCTACGGCCTCACCAGACTTGTTTAATACTGCATCACCGATCTTATCTCCAAGATCCTTGAAAATATCGGCCATGTTATCGCCGGATAAACCAGCTTTCTCAGCAGCAAATTGCCACGCCAACAACTCCTGGGTTGACATGTTTAAAGATTTTGCCCATTTATCTGTTGATGCCACCTGCTCAGACGTTGACTTAAGCAACTGATATCCTGCAACACCTGCTGCTGTAGCTGCTGCTGCCGCTGCTGTTGCCATGCCGGCTAAGGTTTTACTAGCATCAGCCACATCTTTCTGAACCTGTTTTCTCCATTTTTCTGATGCTCTTTCAGCCTTATCCATCCCTGAGACAAACCCCCCAGTTTTCGCTATCAGGTCGATCGTAAGTGTCCCGAGGGATTTTCTAGCCATAAATGTTCCTCATGGGTTTTAATTAAATTATTTTTATCTTAGGCAAAAACTGCTATCATTAATGTTTTGACATTTTATAAAATCAAACATGAGATATTTAAACATGAAATCAATTGCATACTTAATTACAAAATCAATAATACAAGGTCTTTACAAAGGAACTTTATTATTTTCGTCAATTTATTTTATAAGCCTTATTTCGTCATTTTTAAATATGCCATATTTTTATGTTAAGGCTTTAAATGAAACATTAAGCTACAATTCAAACTCCATGAATTTTCTTTCGAATTTAAATTCGCGACTGATCTACGGGTACATAATTACAGTGATAGCATCAATCACTTTAATTGCTGCAAAAAACTTTATAGAAAGAAAAAAATAGCATAGCCATCATTGTGTTGTGGGAAATAAACCAGAACACAATGATATATCTATGCCCACCTCTCCTTTGCCTCATCCAGGCTGATTGGTTTTTCCTCTAACTCAATATGAGGAGCAAAATCTGCCACATGAAAAGGAGGGGTAGTTTCTTTTTTGTTTACATTAGCAATTGTACTTGCCACCAGCGCTGCTCCCCACTCAGTCCGCATCATGGGGTTTAGACTGCCAAACTTGTTACGATACTTCATCCACAGGCGAAACTCAGAAAGGCTGAGACGCTCCTGAGCCTCTGCCACTGTCCTGCCGCCGATACCGTTCAGGACTAATTCGCACCAGGCTTCGTCGTCTGCGCTGATGGCTCCGTCTTTCCCAGGTTATTGACCTCTTGAATGGCCACCAGCAAAGCCACTGTTAAAGCACCATCGAGCGCACCACGATCCGGATCCGCCTCACCTGTGATATCTGCAGGGGTAAATACTGGCTGGCCATTCTCATCACAAATCGAAGCTGCGATGCGGCCAGCGACGCCATCAACTTTTCCACCTACCGCGAGAATATCTGATCGCGCAGTGTAGTAACCCAAAGGCCGTACAAAAACCGTTGCCGTCAGTTCTTTCTCACCCTGCTTCCAGGTGATTTCTTTCTCTACCGGGCGACCGGTAAAGGCGCCATGTTCTTTCAACGATTCCAGAGTTAATTTCATGTCGTTACCATCAATGAGAAGTTAACGCGGGGCGCTCGGCCCCGACGGATAGATTGATTAGCTGCCGGCTTGAGCCTTTGGAACCCAGACAGCAGGGCCAGAACGCTGGATAGTTGCAGCTGTACTGACAACGGTATTTTGTTGGAAGTCGAACGGGAAATCTGACACGTAACCTTGGAAGACATACCAGGTACGATCTTCAGGCAACAACAGACCATCTACAGAGTTTGGAGCGCCGGGAGCCGCTGCTGTTGGTACAGATTCACCATCAGACCAGCCTAACGCCCACGTAAGTGGTGTTTCATCGTCAGTCTCAGCCAGGTTATGCAGCATCAGATGGCTGGCATTTGCCGGATCCGCGTTTAGAGTTACGGAGGCCTGCCCCGGCGTCTGCAGACCTTTCACATATGTCTTAGATTTACGTTCTGAAAGGCATGTGTTTTCAATTTGATCTGCCGGGTTTCCGCCCGCGGTAAAGTTGGTAATACATTCAATCTCGCTTACGACTCCATTAGCGAGCACATATAACTGCGTGCCTTGTGTCAATACAGACATGGTGATCTCCGGTCATAAAAAAACCGGCGCAAGGCCGGTATGTTGAAAAGTTGGGAATGTTAACGAAGCACTATCCAATCAACGTCGAAGGAATAGCGATAGCGCTTTGTTTCTGGGTCGCGGCTCTGGCCGCCCCATCTGGTAATGTAGGCGTGTGGCTCGATGGCATCACGCAACGCTGCGGCCACGGATGAAGCAGACGCGACCGTATCGGCATACACATCTACCTGCAGCGTGTAGCTGTCAGCGTCGGGGCGTTTGTCGAGGTAATTCTCTGGGGAACCGCTGATGTTCTGCCAAACGACATAGGGATAGACCACATTGTCATCCTGCAGGCCAAAGGGATAGAGCCTAACCGGACTTTCTCCAATCAACGCCGTTACAGCCTGACTGGCGGCGCAGACTTTAAAAATTGGTGCGATCATCATCTGGCCCCTTTCTTGGCTGCTCTGGATATTGCCCTGTCGATAGCTTTTCCATACTCAGTAACGAACGCATTGGATGCCTCAGCGGCGCTGTTGTCTGCCGCCGGACGCATGAAAGGTTGAGATCGCATATTTTCGGTACCGAATTCCAGCAGGCGCCAGTGCGGCGTTGGGGCATTCTTGGCTTTATCGGGATGCTTTCTTAGCACAGCACCATGCAGCACACCGATTCGAAAGGCCAGGTTTCCATTACGCTTAAACTCACGACCATTCCAACGCACAGCGATATTGTCAGCAATGCTGCGGCCGGTTTCCGGATCATCAAGTCGCTGTGCATTTGCCTTTGCCCTGTTGGCGATAACGTTGGCAGCTTTTCTTAACGCTGCACGCCCTCCTTTGCGCTTCATGTCATCACTGATAGATTCCAGTTTTCCCATCAGTTCATCGACGCCAGTAAGGGTGTATTCAACGCCATCAGCCATCATCAACCCCTTCAGAGCATGGCAACGTCAGATATTCAAGACCACTTTTCGGGTCGGACAAAATGCCTTCAATATTGAATATTTTACCGCGAAACAATATCCGATATTTTGGCTCTATGTCTTTTCGGTAGCGGATGGTAATCCTTGTAGTTACGGCATTTTGCATTGCCTGAGCGGCCACAAACTCTCGGGCGGAAAGTGGCGAAACCTCGGCCCAAAGCTGAGCAAGATCCTGCCATATATTTTCTACTGAACCTGTTTCAGGATTCTGCACCTTAACGGGCTTCTGCAAGGTGATGCGATGGCGCAGCTTACCAGCCTGCATAATTACCCCCGATTGCTGAGATAGTTTTGACTATCATCGTTTTTGATGATATCAACGTCTCCCATTTCATTGCCGAATGCATCAACAAGAACAGCGACCAACGATTCATTGGACTCCGCCAGGCGGGTTAATGCTGCTGTCTGTTCCTGCTTTGCCTTCGTCTCTTCCTGCAGTGCTGCTATCAGTGCGTTTACCTGTTGCTCGTTCATGGGCAATCCTCAACCAGTTCTTTAACCATTCCCGGCGGCGCCGGCATCCATCACAAGCCATCAGTGCCATTTCCTATGTCGATATAATAGAGACTCTACGCCTAATGGGGTCTCAATTTGACTTTGGCCTACAGCCTCGCGATTAGAGTAGTAATGACCGATTAAAAGCAGCATGGCTTGCCATATGCCAGCAGTAAAAATTATTTCTCTTGGTGGAGTTTCACCCTCTACTATGGGGGTAATTTCAACGACTAACTTCCCGTCACAATAATTCTCAACATAATCGACCGCAGCATCTAAATATGTTTTTATTAATTCATCATCTACATCATTATCAACGCGAATATGTAATTTAATCTGCGCCAGCTGTTCTTCGCTTATTTCCACTTTTGCCTCCAGTTTTTGGTTTATCTGGCTGCCCTTTATTATTTTCTTCCTGCTTGGAATTTTGCTCTTCCTCTTTCACTTCTGTAGCCAGATGCATAGCGATCAGAGCTTTTCCAACCTCATCTTCTACGATCCTCACATCACCTTGAGAAAAATTCCCCAGCGTATAATGAGAGAACATTCGAATGGCTTTAATTTTCATATCGAGTTAACGCGGCCATTGCTGGCCGCGACCTTACAGTTACGGAGTTACTGGTGGGGTGATGCTACCTGTGACCAGCGCAGCAGGACGATAATGAGCCAATGCCAAGCGCTCTTCGCACAGGATGGTCAGCATGTTTTTAACGAAGTTGTCGCGATCCTGATTGCTGATCTCGATAGTGGCATCCATACGATCCCACACCTGAGACGCAAGACCAAACGCGCCAACAGTGAAGGTACCTGATGCTTGGGCCGTGGTAGAAACAACAGGAAGCCCCCACAGCACCTTGGAGGCAAACGCCTGTGGACCACCAAGGATGTAATTGCCGTTGGCATCTTTCAGTAGTGCGATGCGGTGCCAGTCTGCCGGGTTAAGGATGATGCCGTCTGCTTCAAATTCGCTCAGAGACACCTGATAGATCGCATGAGCGAGGATGTCAGCACCGGTATCACCGGTAGCATTTAGCGCGGTTTCATAGTCGTTCGCGACTACGTTAATGCCCTGCAGATTATCGCCAGTCCCATCACCGTTTAGCATCTGATTTTCTTCCACCAGCGCCAGCCCATACATCATGCGGGAGTTGATGTAGGACTGCAGCGCCGGAGCATCGTCCATGATCTGTCGCGACGCCTGGATCCAGTGTGCGATGGTTTTCACGTTCGCCGTTTCTTTGGTGAAGGTGATGTTACTTTCAGGCTTGAGGGTGCCTTCCGCCACTGGCGCAGCAGCGTTGGTGAACACATTCTCACGCACGTATTCCAGCGCGTTACTGGTAATACGGCCTTGTGCCAGAAGATCACGAACGGTCAGACGACGCAGCCCTGGCATCAGAATACCTGGCATTTGCTGCGGCTGGACCAGGGCACCCGCTGACGCTGCGCCGGAACTGATCGCTTTATCAAAGCTGGTAACTTTCGCTTTGGTGCGGGAGCCATCCCAACCTTTCATCAGGTCTTCGGACACGCGCTCGGCAAATGACTTTTGCGCAGTCTGATCCGGAGAGTTACCGGCAAGTTTCTGCTCAAGATCGAACAGGCGGGTGCCGGTGGTCTTCAGTTCTTCCTGCGCTTTGGTCAGATCGGACTGCAGTTGCTTGTTAATTTCTCCGTTATGATTGATGGATTTACGCTGTTCTTCGATGAGTTCTTTAACTTCTTTCTGGGAATTTTCAATCGCTTTTTCGAGAGTGGCTAATTCAGACATATGGTGCTCCGTTATGCATTCCGCAGATTAGCGGCAAATGAGGTTATGCGCTGTGCCAGCGCGTCAATGTCGCCGCTACCGGACTCGCTCCGGCCTGCGGACTTCACGCGGGCAATAAATGCCTGCGCTTCAGCGCGGGTCAAACCGACTGAATCCCTCAGCCAGGCCTCCGCGTCACGAATGGTTTTGATACCATCAATACTTTTCATGGCGGTCACGCCGGCCAGTTCGTTGGCCGGGAAAGTGCAGACACTTATTTCCCGCAGATAAGAAATGTTTTTGAAAATGAGTCCGGAAGTGCCGACGGTATAATCATCGGGGCCGACGGAAAAGCCGACTGACATCCCCTCAACGGTGCCGTGTTTCATTGCCGCTTTCAGGTCCTCAGACAGACTAAGCCCAGGAGTGAGTTGACCGCGAACAAACAGCCCTTTATCGTCCTCATGCATGGAATCCCATTTACCGACAGGGATCGCGCGCGTCTGATGGTTGAAGAACATGGCTACCTTGCGGCTTTGACCGGCAATAACACCGCTGAATGCACCTGGCAGAATAATATCTCCGTCAGCGTCCGTATTGTTGAAAACAGAGGCGTAGCCCTCAAAAGTGCCTTTATCACCGTCGCCGGTAAACTTTATTTCTGTCTGGTCGAACGCCAGGGTTTTCTGAATATCAGGCATCATGGCCCCCATAAAAATTAAGCCCCGTCAGTGCGGGGCTCTTTGGTTCTTCCGAGATCGGTAATGGGTACGTTCTGCGACTGGCGTGTCGCTACATCTCCACCGGGAAGCGGTGGCAAGTTATCCAGTCGCCTGACTTCGTTGACGGTTCGGATACCAGTATTCACCATTGTTTGCATGAAAGAGGCACGGCTTGTCGAATCACCGCGCAGCAGACCATCTAAATTATGCTCAGCATGTATCCTGCCCTGATCGGCATCTTTTACCAACCAGCGCTCAATACTGTATTCCCAGCGATCCAGATAAGGTTTTAACGTGTACTGCAGGAAGCCGAGGTTTTGTTGTTCAATACCGCTACCCCATGAAGTTGTTTTCTCGACATCCCCCACCAGGTGAGGCGGGACACCATAAAATCGCGCGAGTTCGGCTACCTGAAACTTACGCGCTTCAAGCATTTGAGAATCCGCTGGAGATATCCCTATAGCCTGAGTGGTAAATCCGCTTTCCAGAATCCAGAGGCGTTTTTTAACTGGGCCGCCGGCGATCTCCTTGAAGTTTTCTTCCAGTTGTCCACGCTGATCTTTAGTAAGCACCTTGCCATCTGTCATCAGAATTTGCGGTGACTTGGCGCCATTAGCAAAAAACTCGCGCTGATTGTCTTCCATAGCGATCGCTACACCGGCCGATTTCGCACTGAAGGCCAACGGAGACAGCCCCACCAGGCCGTTAAAACCAAAACCTTTCAGATGGAAAATTTCTTTAGGCTTGAAGTCTGCGTATTCCGTATCGCGTTTATAGCGGTAAATAACGTTTTTCCCGTTATCGCTGAGTCGCACATCCATATTGGCGCTCATCAACGGAACCATGCTGATCACATCACCAACGCTATTTCTCTCAACGTGGGCGTACGCATTCCCGTATGCACAGAGTTGCATTGTCATCGCTTCGCGAAACTCAAGCGCGGTCATAAAATTATTTGGACGGAATCGCAGGAGGCGCGCCAGGGGATTTTCGTTTCCGACTTTCTGACGCTGGTCATTAACAGTTTCAAACACATCTAGCGGAAGAGATGCTGTCACTGTTGATATCAGTCGAATGCAAGACCAAACGGTGCTGATCTGCATATTACGTTCATCGGTAACAACCGATTCACCAACGGTTCCATGTGCCGAAGTCCCTGCCATCTGAGAGCCCTTATCCGGTGATACCAGTCGTCCACCGGTCAGGATAGAGGCCATGCGCGCCCAAAATGGCGATCGCGTGCGCAGGTCAATGCTATAATCGGTATCTGCCATTTTTACACGCTCAAAAAGTTGTAGATAAAATCGTTAACATCGCCAGGATCCTCTATTTCATCACTGGTCTGCGCGCCGATAGACATCGCCAACGCCACCATGCCGTCGATACGCCCGCTGGATTTGCCTTTTACAAACTTGCGGTTACCGGCTGGGTCGGTGATTACCGTGGCGTTTTTAGCGCACATTTCGAGGATCGGATGGTTGCCGTGCTTCAGCTGCGCTCCGAGCAGTTTGGCTTCCAGCTCCCTGAGCGCAGGTGACATGGAGACAAAGCCCTGGCCGAATTCCACGAACCGCTCGAGTTCCGCCTCAGTGAAACCGGCCTCGATGAGGTGCGGACGAAGGAAACGCATGTTATAGCGGTCGAACGCCAGCGCCCTTACGTTACAGATATCAAAAACGCGCCGCAGCTCGCGTGCAATAAATGCATATTCGATGGCCTTACCAGGTGTCGTATTGAGAAAACCCTGCCTCGCCCAGATGTCATAAGGCACTCGATCGTTACGCGCTTTGTCCGCCAACCCTTCTTCAGGTAGCCAGAACTTGCAGTGCACATCGCCCTGCGTTGTATTCAGCACCAGCGCGGTAAGGTCCGAGACACTGGAAAGGTCAAGTCCACCCCAGACGGTAGAGCCCGCCAGTTCGCCGGGTTCCTCTTTGTTCATGTGCCAGACGGTCTGACTTACGAATGGGCTTTTCGCCTCAACCCTGCGGTTAAGCACAAGGTTCTCAAATTCAGCTTGGCGCGACGGGAGGCGCTTCGCGCTGGCGGCCATATCCAGCACTTCTTTCTGGTTCATGAACACATCAAAGGCCGGGTTTGCCAGCCGGATGGCTTCAACCGAGAACGGATCGATATCTTCCGGGGCAGTCTGCAGACGTACCACCGTGCGCGGGTCAGCACCGGTCAGGCCATCATCAATCAGTAGGCTGAGTAGATCGCTCGCATCGGGTGCCTGCGTACTGATGATTATCGAGATAGGATTATCCTGAGCGGCGGTAGCGGTTTCCAGTGCTTCATAAAGCGGATCACGCGGCCCACGCACCTGGCCCAGCTCATCGTGCGCGACAAATCTCGGCGAGAAACCGTAAGCCGTGGTGGCCTCTGCACTCAGTGCGCGGTAATAAGAGCCCAGCTCAGGGCAGTGAATTTCTTTCGCCGAATCCTTTATCGCCACATACTGCATAAGTACCGGGTTCATCCGGCACATCTTAGAGGCCAGGTTAAACAGAATCGCCGCCTGATCTCGCGAGCGAGCGGCAGAATACAGTTGCGAGTTCGGCGCTGCCTCCGGCCCCACCAGGTAGAGCAGCATAAGCATGGCTGTTTCAACAGTTTTGGCGTTTTTACGTCCGCGGCTGATGATTGCGCGACGAGTGCTGTGTTTGTTATCGAAAATTGCCCTAAAGTCGTCTTTCATGAAATCCGCCATTTTCAACGGCTGCCCCACGAACTTACCTTCGGGTATAACGATGTTCCTTTCGCACCAGAGAATATTTCTCTCGGCCCTTGTCAGATTTTTTTTAGCCATCAAAGAGCCTTAGTCAATTTCCCAGGGCTTTTTCTCCCGAGCCAGATTGTTGTGTGCGCGACCAACTGTTTTTGGGTCCGCAGTGGCTTGTCGGGTGATCCGTAAACGCGTTGCCAGTGAAGATGCCGAGCGCACTTCGCGCTCACGCATGGCGAGCAATTTGTCGTAGCGCTTGAGACCGTCCTCACGCGATAGCCACTCGAGTTCAAACTCTTCAAGTTGAGTGGTAATTATTCTGGCCTGAACAACATGGCGGCAGTACATCTCCATCATGTCTCTGTGAGTTTCAGTGAATGAACTGGCCGGGCTGTCATTTACCAGCCTTATCCATACATTTATTTCCGGATCGCTCAGATGAATGGACGGCTGAAGCCTGCTTTCAGCCAGCGCTGGCAGCGAGGCAGCAGACGTCGCAGCCAGAGACTTTCTGCCTCGCTGTGCCATTGTTTTTCCTTTTTTTCTGGACGTTTTTAAAATGAAAACTGGGAGCGCGGTCTTTAAGCGGGGAGGGTTAGAGTTTTACCCCTCCCCCCCCCTCTCGGGATGATAATGAGAAAAGCTATCATTTCTCGATGATCTGCAGTTTTGCGTGAGGAGAGCCGGCGGGCGCCAGTCGCTCACCGACACCGACAGACATTGTCAAGATGATCGTTGGTAGCGTCTCATCTGCTGTATGACTGAAGGAGATGGCGGCCGCAGAAAGAAAACTCACACCATCAATGCTCATCTCCACCAACTTGCCATCGCGGTATTCAATCTTCAGGTCTTGCATTGCGTTCTCCTGTTACCAGATGACCCGGCCTTCATTGTCGAACTCGGTCACCGTTCCGCCTTTCTCCATACGCTGCTTCACAGAGTCGTGACAGCGCTTGCAAAGAGACTGGAGGTTGTCAGGATCGTGAAAAAGCTCCTCGTCACCTTTATGGGGTTTTACGTGGTCAACGATTGATGCTGATACAACTTGATCGCGCTTGAGGTGGAATTCGCAAAGAGGTTGCTTTTGCAATTGATGATAACGGAGTCGATACCATCGCTTGGTGTTGTACAAATAGTGCCAGGGCGAATTTGAGGCCATTAATCACCACCTGACTGCGCAGCGGGATTAGTGTACGTGGCAACCGTGCGGTTATCGCTGTTAACCAGATAGGCGGTATCACCAGGCAACAGAGTTAGCTTTAGCAACTCACCCGTGCAAGCGTAGGCATATACAGCCTTCTCGGATCTCTTCCACTCGATGGAGTCAACAGCGTTGATAATTTCGTTTCGGCTTGAAGTAATGATTTTCAGTGTGAACATGGTGATTTCTCTTGGTGGTAGTGGTAATAAAAAAGCCACCAGCCCGCTGATGCAGGATGATGGCCCTTGTGGGTGCATTATCGATGGCACTCAGTGAATGCCACCTGTAATGCAGATGGTGTTAGCAATCAGCATCCGGCTTCGCAACGGACCGGCAAGCGGCCATACACGCTCGCTTCATGTCCATCTCAGCCTGGCGAACCCACTCCACTGCTTCCCAATCGTCCCGGACATCGCCAAAATGCTCCCGCAGAAGTTTGATGAATTGGCGGCTGATATCTTTGAATTGGTTCATCTTCCCGATTTCGCCAAATGACAGTTCACGATACTCCGTTACAGTGCTGCCATCTTGCGGCTTAGCTTCGCTCATTGTTTTCTCCCGGCGACTTCCCGCCATTGGTTCAGCGTGGCCACCTGGCCGGCGCAGATTGATAACGCTGCTTGCAGCGTCAGCGTGTAGCTCACTGCATCGCCCCACGTATTGCCCTGCAACTCTGGCTGCTGGCATGGCGTGAATACTGTTTCAGGGGGTAGGCTTATTAACTGCTCTGGCGCCGAAGGTGGAGTTTTGCTGCAGGAGCTCAACGACAGCATCAGGCATACGCTCAGCAGCGCAGGGATTATCTTTAATCGCTTCACGGAATTTCCTCTGCAAGATGTCGTACTGCTGGCGTAGCTGCTGTTCATGCTGCTGTTGTGATGCCACCAGCGCGCGGTTTGCTTCATCCTGTGCCTGCAGCGTAGTTATCAACCCCGCTTGCTTGCTATTTTTCAACTGCTCCGTTGAAAGCCTCTGGTCGGTCAACCGCAGCTCTTTGCGGTAACCCCAGTTGCTGACGGTCAGCCATGAGAACAATCCGAGAGCTACTGCCACCAGAATTGCTTTCCAGTTTGGCAATGGGAACCAATTCATAGCAGCACCTTACGAGCCATGTCGTAGCGTGCCTGGCGATCAGATAATCCGTTGATGCCACCATTGATACGTTGGGTAACCCATTCGATATCGTTGGCGTTGCGGCCACAATCGCGAGACCTCCAAAACCAGCCTGCAGAGCGCATCGCGTTTCCGTCGCTCTCCAGCAATTGAGGATTGCCAACCAGGTCGAGTTTCAGCGCAATACCGCACGCTCGGTAGTTGTCCTGGCCGGTAACCTGAATCAGCCCACGCCCACGATATTTCCAGCCATCACCGCGTGATTTATTTCCCAGGCGATCGGCGTATACCAAGTTTGCAATCGCTGGCTGATTTGCCAGGTGTGCCGTTGTACGCCCGAGCATGTCAGCCTGATAGGGAGTGATGCGTTTCCCAAATGTTGAAAGCAATCCCTGTGGCGTGTAGTTCAGGCTCTCTACTGTGCGGGTAAAGCCAGCTGATTCATGCCCAACCTGAGCAATAAACATTGCCTGTGCTGCTGGCTTCTCGATTGAGAACTCAGCAAAGGTGGCGATCAGATGCGGATACCAGCGCGCAGCTAACCCGGCGCTAATACCAGCCGCCCGTTGAAATTCGTTTTGTGTCATTGTGGCCTCAAGGGGTGTAGCAGTTTCGCGATGTTCCCCTTAACCCGGTACAGCGCGATGCAGATGATGAGATTCGCCGCGATCACGCCCCAGTGTGTTTCCTGGTACTGCTGCGCAATAAAGCGAAACGGGATCCATGAATAGGCGCCGATAACCAACCATGCCAGCCAGGCTATCCATGCCCGGTGCCGGTAACCTGTTTTTCTGAAGCAAGCAAGGCGGCAGACAATCGCCGAGCAAAGCAACACATTCAGCACCACAAGTGGATCACTGGTCGTTACTGTGTGAATGAGGTTTAACCACATCACAGAGATATCGTTACTTGCCATTCGCGCCTCCCCGGAATCTGGAAAACAGCGATGTCGGATCCTCCATCTTCTCACTGACGAAGGTAAGCAGCTTGACCGCGACGGCAGAGATGATCAGCGCACCTAACGGCTCTAGCGGGGTATCGTTGTAATTCAGCCATGCTGAAAGCTTGGCGCCGGCAACACTCGCACCGAGTACGCCTGTACCAAATGAGACAACGAACGAGAAAGCCTGTCTAATTCGTGGAATGTCTTTGGCCTGGGTGACGTAGAACATCGCCCCGATGAACGCTCCAAAGATAACCCCGTAATCAATGCCAACTGCAGGCGCCGCAATCGTGGCCGACACCAGCGCAGTGGTGCCAGTCGCAGTTAATGGATCGGACATCGTTACTCCTCATTGCTGTAATTGTCCTCTCCATACCGAGGGCATAAAAAAACCGCAGTCTGTGCCACGGCTAATAGGGTTCAGCCACCAGCCGTAAACGATTTGGCGATACGGGGTGTGCCAGGTGTGTGTCGGATGTTGGCTGGGGCTGAAAACAAGAAAACCCCGCCGAAGCGAGGTTTTTTAAAGTCTATAAGCTACGTCACTGCGTAACCACTCTTATCAGACTAAAACACAATTTGCGGACCGCGTTAGCGTTTTATCATAAATATTTTCACGTTCTGTTTCCGGGTCCATTTCCAGGCGGACATCCAACATCGACAAGCACCCTTCGATGAAGTTTTCCCCCATCTGCAACCCTATCCTTATCAGCTTCTCGTCCTTTTTAAATGACCTGGCTATGGCGCGCTTTTGCATATTGAAGACGTAATGTAGAACTACCAACTGATATTCATCCGGGCGCCGGCGTTTCAACTGAGCCATGCATCCTTCAATGACCAGACCATCATCATCGCAACACGACAGGCGTGATTTCCCTGTCTGTGGCAACAAACCCTTAAATCCTGCCGCGATCGGTGAGTAATCCACCCCGCTGTTGTCACCAGATGCCCAACCGCCCCAACGCTCTAACACTGCCTGAATATCTCTCATGCTTTTTCTCCAGCCGTCTGGCCCGCATGCCAGCTCGCCTATTACTCCACACTTATGAAATGGCGCCGATCGATAACGAGTGGTCGATGAATCTGAACCACAGTTCGATCTGAGTGCCGTGCTCTTCTTCCCACCGTGACATGTCACGATGTAATTCATCGTGATGTTTTCGGCAAAGTGGGATGGTAAAAAAATCGTGCGCCTTGGTTCCCATACCACCCTGTCCGTGGCCAATGATGTGATGGGGGTCGTCCGAGGGGGATCCGCAGCATGCGCATGGCTGAGACTTAACCCAACGGGTAAACTTCTCACTGGTCCAGCGCTCACGCTTTGGAATCTTGAATAACGCCTTTGGCGGGGCCGGATCGATAACTAACGTTTTGGCCGCTTTTTTGGCTTTCTCGGCAACAATCTGGCGTGCCGCCAGCGTATGCTCGATATCTGATTCCTTCTTAACTCCAGCAGGCACGCTGTGCGGCGCCACACGCAGTGATGCAGCGGCAACCTCTTCAGGGATCAGATCGATAACCTCTTTGACCCATGCCCACCAGCAGAGCTCCGGCAGCGTAAGCTGGTGGGATTCGTCAAACATGAAGTGCGCGCGGGCCCGATACACGACAAAATCAGCCACATTCTGCTCTGCCAGTTTATTCAGCATCGGGCTCGTCTGCTCACTGTATTTGTGCTGGTGATGCCAGCACATCCTGATGCTATGGTCGCCGTATTCCATCACGCTGACGTTCTTGTCGTGATACCCATCGGTGCTGGCGCACTGGCATTCAAAACCACGGGCTAACCAATCGCGCATAGCGGCAGACCCACCAGCAGCGCTTAGCACTCGCTCATGCGTGAAGAACGAGCGGAAACGTGGGTCAGTTGCCAATTGCTGTTCTACTGTCGGCAGTGCGCCAGATGGCATCTTTCGGAATTCAGGCGGCACTCTGGTCACCATGACCCGATCACCAAACAACGACATCAGATCGGCACCTGGTTTCAATATCACCTGGCCGAGCTCGCTGATGATGATAGGTTTCAACAGGCAGCGCATGGCATCACCTCGCTGATTCTCAGTTCCACTTTCCCGCCTTTCGTTACCGGCCCCCACTCCGCCTCGATGCGCTTAATCTGGCTGTCATCAAGCCATACGCCAGCCTGCGTCATGGCATCGAACAACGCCTTGAAGTAGTTATCCAGATCCCGGCGCGCTTTATTCGGCGGGCAGAACACCACATGAACCGAGATATTGGCGCTGATAGGCTTAGGCCGGCGGCGCAGTTGCTCGATTACCTGAGCTATAGCCTCTGCCTGGAAAGCTCTACCTCGTTCACTGACCAAAGTGCGCCCACGTGACGCTCCCTTGTTTGGCGAGCGCCAATAGCCGTTGACGCTTGGAGGAAATGGCAATGTCAAAATCATGGCTTCCCCTCTCCTGTTTTCTGCGCCACCAGCTTATCGCCAGCCTCCACCAGCGCACGGTTCACATCTGCCAGCCTAAATTGCGCCGTCTTGATGCGGCCTTTGCAGTTCACCTCTTCCCGTTTCAGTTTCTCCAGCCCTTCCCGGTGCTGTTTGATCTCGCCGCGCAGCACACGCAGCTCCCAGTCCAGCTTCGTTTCGCCCTTTGCCAGTGATAGCAGGTGATCGAAGGCGTCGATCACGGCACCGCACTGGCGACACGTTACTTTGCGCTCGTGCTCCGACACGGACACGGCACCGTGGAAGCAACGACGGGACAGCCGTTCATCTTCTTCGACAAAGTTCCGCATTTCCTTGATATCGGCGTTCTCATCAAAGCGCTTTGTAAACGCCAAAACCTTGGCGCTGTTATCTGGGTATTGGGTTTCGTCACTCACGATATCACCTCGACTTTCCCCGGCATCAATGCCACCGACTGTTCACACTGATTCCCCCACGTATGCCACCCATCGCCTTGCTGGCGTGCGAAAAGCTCTATGCGTGGAACATCCCCCAGCAATTGAACAAGCTTTTCACGAAAAGCATCAGGCTTAGCGCTATGCTCCATTCTTGGCGCCGTGACGTGCTGGCAGATCGAAGCATCAATTCGTGGTGGCAATTTCCCCCTGACAGCAAATAGACAATCCTCGCTGTTGGCGCGTGTCATGTGACCCATACCGATTGCACTGTTTCCCTTCACTCGGTTTGTTTTGTGCCAAGTGAAGCCCTTCATCGTCATCAGTCTGAATCCCCATGACCGCATTACTTGCAGCGCCTCTTCCGGTTGCGTCGGCACCCACCACATAGCCAAAAGGCACGAGTCAGCAGCCAGCTCCCAGACCGGCAGACGGCAGATATCAGCAACTGTCATCGTTGGGTACTTGAAACCTGCACCACGCTTCCCATCAGCGCACTTATCGTTGTATGTCCAGGGTGGATCTGCGTAAATCAGTGAATATTTCATGCAAAACTCCCTTCAGCCTTGCGAACCAGATAGCGCACTACGCAGTAATCAGTGCTGAAGCGCTGGCGTTGCCATTCAATCAACCAGCCCTGACGCTGGGCGTACTTTCGAAAATCCCCGCGTTCTTGCCATGTGCGGCGGGCCTCTCGGAGCATCCACCAGCGCCACATGCGATGAGCAATTACCAACAGCGGCATAACCTCAATTCCAGATACGCACTTCATGCTGAAGGCTCCTTCTCAACGGCAACCAGGCGGTAGAAATAAACCCATTTCCCCGATTTGCTTTTCGCCATCCGGCGTTCCTTAACCAGCCCCTGGAATGGCTTGCTGAATTCACGCAGACGAGCGCTGATAGCTGCTTGCGTGTCGTAGACGCCGTACATCTCCCCCACCAGCCGTTCAAGGTCACGCAGCGTGCGCCACGTTGCCCCAGCAGCGGCATTTCGCACGCGGCAAATCTGGCTATCTGGGTTGTCTTTCAGGAAACCTTCGCGAACCAATCGACGAATACCCTTGTTGATACGTTCACTTTCTAATGCGTCTACCGGGATCGTTAATTTCCTCATGCCTTCATCCCCTTGCGGCCGCGCATGCTGGACCAAGTAAACGGAACCCAAATACCGCCATCGGTCTGGCGATCCATTACTCGCTCTCCAACCATGCCAACCATTTCATCGAAAGTTTTGTTGGTCAGCATTCCAGTTGGCTTCAACTGCAACTGACGACGATCAACGATGTTGGTTAGCAGGTTGATTTCGTAGTCCGAGCCTTTCTGCAGGCCCACTTCATCCAGCACCAGGAGATCAAGCTGGCAAAGATCGCGTAACAGCTCGGCCTCCTTTACGAGACTGTCTTTGCTGAATGTGGCGCGGTGGTTTTCGAATAATTCAGAAACAGTCATGACCATCGCTGAGTGACCGCGGCTGATCAGGTTTCTTGCAATGGCACTGGCCAGATGGTTCTTACCTGTGCCGCAGTTGCCGGAGAACACAAAACCTCCGTGACTCTTTCCGAACGTCGTCACAAAACCTTTAGCGGCATCCAGGGCGGCTTGCTGTTCAGGATATTCCACGCGGTAATTACTGAATGAGCACTCCCGGTGCATCGGTTGAATACCCGATCTTCCAATGATTTTCTCAATACGCGCCTGGCGATTACGATCCGTGATCTGCTGGTTCGACTTTAAAGCCTCCTCTGCCTGAAACTTCTTCCAACCTTCGACGGTCGTGAATCGTGGTTTTACATGGGCAGGCTTTAGCGCCAACAGGCGCGCCATCACATCAGTTGACGATGCCATCATGATCACCTCCAGATTTCGTTAAGCCGTTGCTGAAGCCAGGTGGAATTGCAGCAGATGCAGGGGTTACTCGGTGGTTTACACTGGTCTGCCATTTGCCGTTGATACAGGCTGGCCTGCCGCGCTTGTCCCATGCCATGCTTGATTGCTGATAGCCGGGAAATTTCGTGGGGGCAAAAAGCGTTGTAGGGCGCAGGTAATCCGACATAGCCAAGTCGTTACCCCATTTCGCATTCATGTAATCAACGGTTTGCACCAGCTGCTTGACAGTGAATCCATCGCGAATACGTGCCCGGATGTTTTCCAGTGAAGTTTTCGAGGTTTGATAGCGTGAACCAGTCACAAGATTCAGGTGTTTTAAAACCTCCTTCGCTTGGTCAGTGATCAATACTTCGTCGTCGGTCTGCGCAGCAGGCTGACAAGTAGGTTTTTTACCTGATGGATCTTGTTTTGAATTTACTGACGGATCCCCCCCAGATTCTGGCGGGTGAGAACTGCCTTTTTTCGTGTTTTCTGAACGGTCGGATTCTGAACGTTCAGATTCTGACATATCAGATTTTGAACGGTCAGATTCTGACGTGTCAGATTTTGAACGGTGAGACTCGATGCTTAATGCCGCTGCCTTCAGCTTTGGCACATTCAGGGTGTAAATATTGCTGTCGTTTCGCTGCCCTCTACGGCGCTCCTTGCGTGTCAGCCATCCATCACTTTCTAATTCTCCGATCGCTGTCGTTACCGTACTACGGCCAGCACCGATCTCACGGGCAATTTTCTCAATCCCCGGATAGCAGATCCCTTCATCATTCGAGAAGTCAGCCAGACGAAGCATTACAAGCAGCTTGGTACCCTTTACACCGTGTGCAGCGCATCCGTCCCAGACGTAACTTGAGACTTTCACGCTCATACAGCAGCTCCCGGCGCCGGCAGTGCCAAATACTTGAATCGATCCACAACTTCCTGCAAAGCGCTGTGGGTGACAGGCATCCAGCCGCCCGGTATTCTCATCACATAACGCAACGGCATGAGCGGCTTTGAACAGCTTGAAGCCACACACCGAAATTGCCCACGCAGCCGACTATCTGCTAATCTGTTCATGCGTTAATTACTCCACACGTTTAGTTAATGCGACCGACGCCACAGACCGCATATCTGTGGCGTCACCCTCTCCAAACAACATCTCTGTAACGACCATGATTTCAGCCACCAGACACTGCACCCGATAGCCCTTGGCCTTCATGCGTTTGCTTTCTTCGCGGTCCAGAATGCCATCTGACGTTGACTCGTTGTGGAAGCGCGCGAACTGGCCGAGAGACGCCAGCAGATCGTTAAATTTGTAAAGCAGCTCTTCATTGCCCATCTGCTCGACTTCTGGAAGCTTCACGAAAACTCCACCAGCCCGTTTGCACATGGCTTCTGTGATATCGCTGCGGCCAGAAATAGACTCCATTTCAGCTGCCATGCCTAACGGCACGACCTGACCAGACACCTGGCGAACGCGGTTGCGCAATGCGTTTTCGGTGCCGGCCACCGGATCCAGCTGCTGAGCCATCGCGCTGTACTTGCCTGGGAACAACGTGATCAGCTTGTGTATCGCTTCGCTGATGTCGTCCTGTGTTGGGAAATCTTTGTTGTCCACAAGGTTTCTCCGCTTCTGTGGTTTTGGTTAAGCCGCTGGCGCGGTAGACTTTTTGTAAAACGACGGGTCATATACAAGAACTCCATCAGTGATGCGGCTTAGCTTTAGAGCAATTCTCTCGGGAATGACTTCCCCCCACTGAGATACGGCCGAATCACTGACTCCAAGAGCAGCAGAAATTGCACGCTGAGAGCCGTAGTGCTTGACCACTTTTTCCTTAAGCATTTGTTCACCTCAATCAGTTTAAGATATCTTCAATTATTTAACTAAAGGAATCTTAAGTCAACTAGATTTAAGATTGCTTAACTATGAAAAAAGAAACCGTGGGCGAGCGCATTCATGCGCTGAGAAAGGCAAAGAAATTGAGCCAAGTAACATTGGCTAAAAAAGTCGGCGTTTCTAACGCTGCGATTTCACAGTGGGAGCGATCTGAAACAGAGCCAAAGGGGGATAATCTGATGTCTCTAGCGGCAGCATTAGAATGCTCTCCATCGCATCTCTTGTATGGGGATGCGATCGACGAAAACATCACATATGTAGGCAAGGTTCGACCAGGGCTTGTCCCTGTTGTTGGTGATGCCGTTTTAGGAGTTGATGGCATGATCGACATGGTCGAGTACCGTGGTGGATGGCTAAAGATTTATAGCGACGATCCGAATGCTTACGGGCTTCGCGTTCGTGGCGATAGCATGTGGCCGCGTATCCAGTCTGGTGAGTTCGTTCTCATCGAACCAGGTACCTCAGTGCATTCTGGTGATGAAGTTTTCGTTCGCACCGCAGACGGCCACAACATGATCAAGGTTCTCAACTACACACGCGATGGTGGCTACCAGTTTACCAGCATCAATCAAGACCATAGACCAATCACACTGCCGCAAAGTGCAGTGCTGAAAGTAGAGTATGTGGCCGGGATCCTCAAGGCCTCGCGCCATGTTGAGGATGAAGAGGTTAATCACTCCAAGCTGTAGATGCCGGCAGTTGCATGGATAATGAGTTCCAAAGTCGAGAATAAAATGAAAATCGGATACCTGTTCCCCGTCGCCATAATCGTGGCCGCTGTCGTACTCCTGGCTTGGTTCATCATAGGTGGCTATGCGATGCCAAGCAGATAATGGGAGCTCTACTTTGTGTCATTTTTCACCAAAAATATTCTTTTTTCTTCTGTTGACCCCTTTGCTCTAAAGGGTTACAGTCCTGCTCTCGGTGTGTATATACATAACCATCTTTGAATAATGTATTATAAATCATTCAATTACGAAATAACTGTTGATAAGCACAGTATAGTTTTTCGGTAAAACACCTTGAAATTACGACTATCAGCACATACCTTGTATATACAGAAACGCGCTATGGAGAGTGTGTCGCCTCAATGAAACTGCTCATATCACAAAAAATCCGACATAAGCTCGCGAACAAAAATCCTCCTGTTACCGAAGAGGAGATAGTGCAGTGCTTTTCGAACCGAACAGGTAGGTTTCTTGAGGATAACAGAGAAGACCATAAGTCCGACCCCGTTACTAAGTGGTTCATTTCGGAAACGGACTATGGTGTTAAGTTGAAAATAGTGTTTATTTTCTATCCAGGAAAGGGGGTGGCCATCAGAAGCGCATACGCCCCTAACTCAGAAGAAATTCGCATTTACAGCAGATACGGTCACTAAGATAAGGTTACATCATGAACAAACACGTTGAGAAACAAGCTAACACCGCGGCACTCATTCCATCTACCGATGAAGCATGGGAAACCCGTGAGCTTGGCTGCAGCGAAGCTCACGTAAAGGTTTCTGATGATGTTGGTGAATTCGAGATTAACGATGCATTGGAATTGCACCCAATTTCAATCAGATTAAACAAGTCTCTTATTGAAGACTTGAAAATGATTGCAGACCTTAATGGATTGGGTTACCAACCTCTAATCCGACAGGTGCTGACCCGCTTCGCTGACTGTGAGAAAAAGAGAATTCTGCAGGAATTCCACTCCCAAGAAATGAAGCATCCAAAGAAAGATCCGAAGAAGGCAGCTTAATAACTTCGGATTTATGAGAAGTCAGAACCCGGCCAGCGCGCCGGGTTTTTTGTGCCACCTCCCTGCCCCTATCCTTACTGCGTTCCCCTTGGTTCCACCAGCCCACCCACTGCCGAACAACTTATTTAAGTTATCTTCACTTTAATATTGACTTTAAATTTAAGATATCTTAATGTTATTCCATCAGCAGCGAACAGGCAGGACGCCCACGAAGTAGCCGCCCGAGGCACAAGAAGATCGGGATGATTCGCTGAACCAAGATTACAGCAGAGGGTTACACGATGATTTACGAGGTAGTCGAGAACGGGCCGGACTCAACTGATTACGTCGTCGCCACTTTTCGGGATACGCCGCGTAAGGATTACGACTCATTTTACCGTTCAGCGGAAGATCGAGCTAATACAGTGGCTGCAAGCCTGACAGAAAATAATGCTTATCTCGGCTACGGGTACACCGTGCGCGGGGCAGCTGATTAACACCCACCGCGCCCTACGGGGCGCACTGAGGCAAGCATGAGCAAAAGAGGTTGGAGGTCTTTGGTTTATTGCGTTGTTGGTTGTGCTGTTTTCTGGCTGTTCTGTTTTTTGGTTGTCGCCGGGTAACCGGCGCACATCGGAATGCTCACTCAGCCGATTCCCTAAAGTCTGGGAGCGGTGAAGGATCTTGACCCATGAGTGAGCAGCCCAATGTGAAGCGTCTTTTCTCCCCTGCTGCTATCAGCTTCGGCTATGACGGCTTCAGCGGGAACATGAGAACCGGGAGCCTGCCCCATGACGAGAACAGGCACGGGAATGGAGGGAAGCATCATGTGACAAGTAAACGGGCCGACCGTAGATACCGGCCAGCCGCATCAGCGGTAATGGCCAAGTTCCCCCGGCGACGGAGTGAGGGAAAGGTGGCGATAAGCATCACGTAGTTCCGGTTGGCGCCCGGTTAACGCATCAGTCAGCCTAAAAATGAAGAGTGCCATTCGGGGTAATGCGGCGGCATCCGAAATGGCGATGCCCGCCGAGTGGGTACGTTCAGCGGTTCGCTTGCTATCCCCACCGAGCTGGCTGGAAGGTCAGCACACAACGGCAAGAGCACTGACGAGCAAGGCATAACGGCTGGTTCAATTCCAGTCACCTAGTGAGTTAGGCGATGGGCAGGGAAAAGCTCCGTTCAATTCGGAGACCGGCAGTGCTCTTACCGTTGTGGTTCAAGGCTGGAAACTTCGGGGCGTTGTTTACCAGCCACCACACCAAATGCGCCGGGCCGGCGGCACTGCAGCGAAAGCGAGCGCAGATATCCGGCAAAAATGCGATTGCTGTGTGTAGTCTTTGGCGGCCACGCCGAACTTCAACCAACAAGAGGTGAAGATAATGTTCATAGGCTGGCCGCTATTTTTTCACATATCTGGTGGCGTACTGTGTCGGTCCCTAATTTATATCTACACAGTATAAATACCCGGCGCGGTGCGCCACCTGATGTGTGAGTAATTAACCGGGAGCCAGCGCTATGCGGGCGTCTGCCCTCCCTTCTTAAAAACCGATTTTCTATCTGCTGAAAATTGCCAGCTTCTGGCAGGGATTCGCTTTGCCGAAAATCAGTGTGGGGTAATTAAATGGCCAAGAACTCTACTGAAGCTTACGGGGCCAGCGGAAAAACCAACGTGCTCAATTTTGAGCCCGAACGGCTGCACCTCGTAACCGACACAGCACACCCTCTCTACGATGAGCGTATTCACTTGCCGCTGGATGAGGCAATGGTATTGAACATCATGGATCAGGGGGTACTGGAGCCAATCATCGTTTGGAAAGACCCTGAAACCGGCCTCTCATGTGTGGTCGATGGTCGTCAGCGTGTACGGCATGCCATTGAGGCAAACAAGCGATTGGCAGTTGCAGGAAAGGATCTGTTATTCGTCCCTGCCGTAACAAAACGCGGCTCTGCTGTTCGCATGGCCCAAGCAATGATCAGCGCCAATGAAATTCGGCGTGCCGATACCCCGCTGGGCCGAGCCAAGAAGATGGCCGATGCGTTGGAACGCGGCCACGATGAAGAAGATTTATCACTGATGTTTGGCGTCGGTGTGCAGACGATCCGCGCCACACTCGCCCTACTCGATGCCACTCAGGCCGTTAAAGATGCGGTTGAATCAGGCGCCGTTACCGTTACCCAGGCGCGCCAGCTGGCGAACCTCACACCCGACGAACAGCGCGAAAAAGTGAAAGAGGTTGAAGCTGCAACCGCTGGCACCAAAGGCCATGAAAAGGCACGCCGGCAGCGCCAGGTGATTGGCGATGCCAAACCCCGCATGAAGTCCCGAAAAGAAATCACGAAAGCCCTTGAGGGTGCTAGCGGTGATTACGCGCTTGCTCTGCGCTGGGTACTGGGAGACGACGAATGACAACCATCAAGCGGTTTACCCCTGACTACAAAATGCACGCCGTTCGGTTTGAGGCTTTCGCGCGTGAAGCCGAGCACGGTGAATATGTTCGGTTTGATGCCCACCAGCAGACGGTGGGCGCGCTTGAGGCTGAGCGCGATGCACAGCAGAAACGAGCCGATGCGCTGGCTGTGGAGAATCAGGCGCTGAAGGATGCAATCACTACGCATAGCCAATCTACGCACTTCTGTGAACTTTGTGGGAAAGACTATTCGTGCAACACAGATGACGTTTGCTATGCGCTCAATGAAATCCCAGCCACCTCCGCAGCACTTGCAGCTATCCGGAATGAGGCTACTGAGCGAGCCCTTAAGCATCTGCGTGACTGCCAGATTATCAGCGCTACGGTCGCGGAACTTAAAGCTGACGAGCTGCGGGAGGCCAAATGAAAGAGCGCCCAGTGATGCCAGCAAATGAACTGAAGCCCGCGCTGACACACAGCGAACTTTGCCTGATTGCCGAGCGGTTCCTGCGCAACAACGGCTTCAAGGTGGCATTCAATGATCGCTTTGTTGCCGCTGTATCTACCGGAGAACAGCCTGACGCAATCGGCTTCCGTAATCTGGCCTCCTGCCTGATCGAAGCTAAGTGCTCACGCGGTGACTTTCTCGCAGACCGAAAAAAGCGATTCCGCATTCAACCTGAGCTCGGCATGGGGGATTGGCGCTTCTTCATCTGCGAGCCCGGGCTGATCCGCGTCGAGGAACTGCCTGAAGGGTGGGGATTGCTGAACGCAAAAGGTGGACGCGTTTATAAGGTTCACGGCTGGCCGGGTAACGCGATGTGGTGCACGAACAAGAACAAGCCGTTCCGCGCCAACAAGCAGGCTGAGTGCGATTACATGTACAGCGCACTGCGCCGCATGCAGATACGCGGTCACCTGTCAGAGGTTTATGACGGGCTCCCTAAACAGATTGGTGACAGCGCTAGGGAGGTGGAGCGTGGCTAATCAAAACTTCAAGCCAGGGAGCCTGCGTTATTTCGATGAAGAAATTGGCGCGCACGTTGTTTCAGAGCCTGGCGCGACTTCGTACAGCTCAACAGCGATGGCGGCAACTGAATTTTTTAACGGCATCGAGTGGTTGCCTGTAGATGGCGATGGGGAGGTGGAGCGTGGGTAGATTCATGAAATCCTTCATTCCGCGTCGCCAGTTTAAGCACAACCCCGCTCGCTTC